GTGGCTACTATTACTGGTTACTATAGTTTTTATGTTATCGATCCTGCATATGTGGATTTTCAAACCGATGGGTATTATGGATCGCAGCCTTATGGTAGTGTCCGGATCACCGATTTCTCCAAGTTTCAGGAAGTAAGAATCGAAGACGTCAGCGATGCAAGTGGGGATAATTTTGCCCATCTTGATGCTTACGGCTACAATAGTAATCTGTACTATTCAGAATATGACCAGGTATTATATGAATCCTTTGACGGTATTCCTGCAGGGTCGGATATTTATCTGGAGGAACTCTGGTATATGCAAGACAGTGTCGGACATCCTCTAGATACCAATCCAACCGGCGGAGAGTTTGTCAAACTGTCAATTGGCGGCAGAACCTACTATACCTTTAATAATGTGTATGACTGGGAGGTTTCATCATATGAAGATGCTGGTGTGTGGCAGAATGAAGATACCGAATTCCCCCCTGCATATACTGGCTTGTGGGACGCAAGCAGTTTCACCCCCACTCCCGATCCCATCCCCTGCTTCACCTCCGGCACCCTGATCGAAACCAACCAAGGCAACAAACCCGTCGAGGAACTCCAGCCCGGGGACATGATCGCCACCCTCGATGACGGCTATCAGCCCATCCGCTGGATCGGCTCGACCAGACGCGATGCCGTCGATCTGGCCCATAACCCGAAGCTGCGCCCGATCCGTATCCCTGCGGGTGCGCTCGGGAACGGCTTGCCCAAGCGGGATCTGATGGTCAGCCGTCAGCACCGGGTCCTGGTCCGCTCGAAGATCGCGCAGCGCATGTTCGGCGCCGAGGAAATCCTGATCCCCGCCAGCAAGCTGGTCGGGATGAACGGGAGCGAGATCGCCGGGGATGTCGAGGATGTGACCTATTTCCACATCTTGTTCGACAAGCACCAGGTGATCTTTTCCGAGGACGCGCCGACCGAAAGCCTGTTCACCGGCCCGGTCGCGCTGCAAAGCGTGCCGCCCGAGGCAAGGAAAGAGATCGAGACGCTCTTTCCGCAGATCACCGAGCCGGATTTCATGGCCGAGTCTGCACGGTTGATCCCTGCGAAAGGTTCCGAAGTCAAGAAACTCGTCGCGCGGCATTTGAAACACGCAAAGCCCATGCTGTGATCCCTCGCCACGGATCGGGGCGGCGGAAAATGCCGACATTGACAGGGGCGGGATGCAAATCCCGCCCCTTCGTACAGGCGTCGTCAGAATGAGCGCATCTGCTCGGGATTACCCACCCTCGGCCGGAGCCTCCTCGGGCAGGCTCGGTGCCTCGGCCTCGCCGTCATTCTGCGCGCCCTCTTCGGCGGGCGCTTCGGAATCGGCATCGATCAGACGATCTTCCTGCCATTCACCCGAGGCCACCTTTCCCGTCGCATAGCGCATCAGGCCCTGACCCTGCCGCTTGCCTGCCACGAAATGCCCTTCGTAGCGGTCGCCATTGACATAGGTGGCAACGCCCTTGCCGTCGATCTCACCCTCTTTCCAGCCGCCCTCGTAGACGAAGCCGTCGGGTGTGGTCAGCTTGCCCTGCCCTTCGCGCAACCCGTTGACGAAACTGCCGGTGTAAACCGTGCCATCGGGATAGGTCGCCTGTCCTTCGCCATGGCGCTGTCCGTCCCGCCATGCGCCGGTATAGACATAGCCATCGGGATAGGACATCCGGCCCTGCCCGTGATTCCGGGCATTCCTGAAACCGCCTTCATAGACCATGCCATTGGCATAGCTGGCCTTTCCGTCTCCCTCGATCACGCCTTCCAGCCACTGGCCCTCATAGGTCGAGCCGTCCGGATAGGTGATCTTGCCGGTTCCGTCCGGGCGATCCTCCTTCATCTGGCCCCCGTAGACCGAACCGTCGGGATAGGTGATCTCTCCCCTGCCCTCCATCCGGCCCTCGACCCATTGCCCCGCATAAACATATCCGTCGGTGCCGGTGAATGTCCCCTGCCCGTGCCGACGGTCATTCACGAACTGGCCGTCATAGACCTCGCCATTCACATAGGTCGCGATCCCCCGCCCTTCGCGCTTGCCCTGCCGCATCTCGCCTTCGTAACGGTCACCCGAGGGCTGCACGAGAACGCCGCTGCCCGACATCTGGCCGGCCGCCCAAATGCCGTCATAGGTCATTCCGTCGGGCATGCTGAGCTTGCCCTTGCCCGCCGGCTGACCGGCCAGCATCCCGCCTTCATAGACGGCACCGTCGGGATAGGTGATCTTGCCCGTCCCTTCCTTGATATTGGCGTTCCACTCACCCTCGTAGCGATAGCCATTGGGTCGGGTCATCACGCCCTTGCCCTGGTGCAGCCCCTTGACGAACTGCCCCTTGTAGACGCTTCCATCGGCGTAATGCGCCTCGCCTTCGCCGGTAATCTCACCGGCGATCCAGTCGCCCTCATAGGTGCTGCCGTCGGTATAGGTGATCTTGCCCTTGCCGTCCGGCTTGCCCTTGGCGAAATGCCCGGCATAGACCGAGCCGTTGGGAAACACGGCCTCGCCCTGTCCCAGGATCTCGCCATCGACCCAATCGCCCTCGTATTTGTAGCCATTGGGCAGCGTGTAACTGCCCTGCCCATGCTGGCGGCCATTGCGGAACGTGCCCTCATAGACGCCGCCGTCGTCATATTGCTTGGTAATGACCTGCGCATCCGCCGCAACCGCCGCCATCGCCAGCATCAACGCGAATGCGCCCGCTTTCGTCGCTGTCCGTTTCGCCGCCATCATCGCCCTTGCCCCTGACTTTTGCCCCATGGTCTACCCCAAGCACCCGCCGCGCGCAAAGCCCGACTTTTCCTTTCCGCCGCCTTCCCCTATCACGGGACCGAGATAACAGGGGCATGACCATGACCGACCGTTTCCGCCTGACCATCGGCCAGTTGAACGCCACCGTGGGCGATCTGCCCGGCAACGCCGCCAAGGCCCGCGAGGCATGGGCCACGGCGAAGGAAGCCGGAGCAGACATGTTGGCCCTGCCCGAGATGTTCATCACCGGCTACCAGACGCAGGACCTGGTGCTGAAACCCGCCTTCACCGAGCAGGCCATGGCCGCGATCCAGGAGGTCGGTGCGGCATGTGCGGACGGCCCCGCGATCGGCATCGGTGGTCCGTGGCGCGATGGGGACAAGCTGTATAACGCCTATTGGATCTTCAAGGATGGCAAGCTGGTCGCCCGCGTCCTCAAGCACCACCTGCCCTTCAAGCAGCTTTTCGACGAGTTGCGCCTGTTCGACAGCGGCCCGATCAGCGGCCCCTACCCGGTCGGTGCGGCGCGCATCGGCTCTCCGATCTGCGAAGATAGCTGGTATCCGGATGTGGCCGAAACATTGGCCGAGACCGGCGCCGAGATCCTGATCGTGCCGAATGGCTCGCCCTATCACCGCGAAAAGCTTGACTTGCGGATGGGACACATGGTCGGGCGGGTTGTCGAGACCGGGCTGCCGCTGGTCTATGTCAACCTTGTCGGCGGTCAGGACGACCAGCTTTACGACGGCGCCAGCTTCGTGCTGAATCCGGGCGGCAGGAAGGTCGTGCAGCTTCCCGCCTTCGAGGAAGTCATCGCGCATGTCGATTTCACCCGAGGCGAGGACGGCTGGCGGGCCGAACCCGGCGAGTTGGCCCCGCAGCCCGACGCGTGGGAGCAGGATTATCACGCGATGATGCTGGGCCTGCGCGAATATCTGTGCAAATCCGGCTTTTCCAGGATGGTTCTTGGCCTGTCGGGCGGCATCGATTCGGCCCTGGTCGCCACGATCGCCACTGACGCCATCGGCCCCGAGAATGTCCGCTGCGTCATGCTGCCCTCGGAATATACCTCGCAAGCCAGCCTCGACGATGCCGCCGATTGCGCCGGACGGTTGGGCACACGGCTGGATACCGTCAGGATAGATGCTGCCCGCGATGCCGTCGAAGGCGCACTGGCACATCTGATGGAGGGCACAAGCCCCGACACGACCGAGGAAAACATCCAGTCCCGCCTGCGCGGGGTGATGCTGATGGCGCTGTCGAACAAGTTCGGCGAGATGCTGCTGACCACCGGCAACAAATCCGAGGTCGCGGTGGGCTATGCGACGATCTATGGCGACATGGCGGGCGGCTACAACCCGATCAAGGATCTCTACAAGACCCGCGTCTTCGAGACCTGCCGCTGGCGCAACGCCAATCACCGCCCGTGGATGAAGGGCCCCGAGGGCGAGGTGATTCCACCGCAGATCATTTCGAAGCCGCCTTCGGCCGAGCTGCGCCCCGATCAGAAGGACGAGGACTCGCTGCCTCCCTACGAGGTTCTGGACGCGATTCTCGAAGGGCTGGTCGAAAAGGATCTGGCGCTCAAGGACCTGGTCGAACAGGGTTTCGACGCCGAAACCGTGCGCCATGTCGAGAAACTGCTCTATATCAGCGAGTGGAAACGCTATCAGGCCGCCCCCGGCCCGCGCATCTCGACCAGGGCCTTCTGGCTGGATCGCCGCTATCCGCTGGTCAATCGCTGGCGCGACGAGCTGTAGGGGAGATCCGGATAGGCGCCGCCGCTCTGTGCACGCGGCGGCGTTTCCGCGACATGCGCAACAAAAAACCGCGTCCAGACAACAGTCTGAAAACGCGGTTTTTTATTTGGTGCCCCCAGGAGAGGCATCACAAATGCAATAGAATCAAGCCGATTGAGCATGGCGATACCATGCCCGATACCATGCTAGAGCAGTTTCCACAGGGATTCGAGTCCAAAATTCAGGTGATAATATAACGAAAAGAGCCGCCCCGAAGGACGGCTCTTTAGATCATGCGCGAGGTGAATCAGGCGGTGCCGTTGGCTTTCTTCCGATTGGCTTCGGCCTGTTTGATTTCGGCCTCGGTCGCAGCGCGCGCCGCATTGAGATGATCAAACTGGCGGGCCTGTGCCGGGCTTGCGTCGAAAACCGAGCCCTTGGTGATCAGCACATCGTCGGGCATGATGATGTCTGTTTTCGCGAGCATCTTTGCCATTGTCGGATCTCCTTATCCGGGCAGCCTGACGGCTACGGTTCCAGTTGCTGCGGGGGCATCGGCGATGGCGTAACCGATGGCGGTATTCCCGGTTGATACGACAGTGGCGAGACCCGCCGTCGCATCCCAGAATAATGCCTCGCCGGTCTGGACGTCATCAGCCGAGACCTTCGGCAGTTCCCAGCAGCCGGTCACGGTCACGTCAACGGGTGCGCCTGACGCTGCATCCCCCTGAGCGATGCCGACGATATCGCCGACGATCACGACATCATCGGATGCGACGGCGGCGGGCGCGGTGATGGTCAGGGTATGACCTGGTTGCAGATATGTAGTGCTCATGGTTCTAGACCTTTCGTCATGATGGGTTTGATGCGATTGGACCGCCCCGAGGTCAGGGCGGCAATCTCGGCGTCAAGCGCGGCGATCGCGCGTTCGATCTCCGATTGGCTGCGGTAATGGACCTGCTCGCCATTCTGATCGGTCAGGCTGCGGATTCCCGAGTAACGGGTTTCCAACAGCCGTTCCCGATAGGCTTGCAGTTCGGCCAGGGTCGCCATTATCCCGTGACCTTCACAGCGCCGCGCCATCCGGCGAAGCCTGCGCCCACGTCCATCCAGCAACGGAAACTGATTCCTAATGTGGACCAGGTTTCTTGCCTCTGGACCTGCGGGCCGGGGGCGGCAGCAAGATGGCCGAGATTGAAGACGGCAGCGCGGGCAGGATCGGCAAACAAAAACCAGTCGTCTGTCTCGATCCTCGGGTCGATCAGCAGTTGAAACTTGCCTGCAAAGACGTTCGCATCTGCCGTTGTGTTGGCGTAGATCGTGGCCAACACTTGTTCCAGATCAGTCTCACGGCTCGGGCCAGCGACGATATACTTGGGCGATACCGAGATAGGCGTGATGCCGTCCAGATTCTTTTGCTGACGCATGATCAGCCGCGCCGCTGCCAGATCGGCAACCAGATCGGCAGTGCCGGTATGGACGTTATTCCGGCTCGCATCGAACAACGGAGTCCCATCGCTCAGGGTATCGGTGCCAAGCAACTGATCGGCGCAGAGGTCGGCTTCCGTCGCGGCTGCACTTTCACCAAGCTGGCTTGTAGTATCGGCCAGGATATTGAGCGAATCGTTGATAATGAGGGTACGGCTGCAATCCCAGCGGCGGGCGAACGTCCTGAGTTGCAGCGGCTCGGCCTCTTCCGCACGGCTTGTTGCGGTTATCTCTCCGTGCTCCGTTAAGGGCTCCAAGCGGCCAAGCCCTCCGGCCCGAACGGTGCTGGCGACCTTGAAGTCGGACAGGCTGCGGCGCTTGAACAAGACCTTGAGCGGGGACTCTGCCACCCGGTAAGCCTGTCCCACGCTCATGTTGGCGACATTGGCGACAATCGCCGGGAAGTCTGACGTTCCGGCAACCGATCGGTGCAACACCTCATCAACCGACATGCCGCGATGACTGACGCCAGCACGGGACAGCGAGTCTTTCGCCAGATCCATGAGCGACATATTCGCGTAGTCGCGGGATGCCTCGGGGATCTCCGTGCCGCTCATCCGGGCATAGACACCAGCGGCGGCGCGGCTGACGATCGCCTGTGGATCGTCATGGCTGCGGGTGACGCGGATGGTCGGAGTCTGTCGGGTCAGCATCGCCTCTAGGGCTGCGCTGCGCACCTCATCATCGGTCACGGCTTCCTCGGTGAGATCCTGCCCCCAGTCGTCAGGCAGTTTGCAGCGTTCGCGCAGATCATCAATCAGCGCCTCGCGGGTTTCGATATCATAGGGCATGGTTGTTTCGCTCCTCTTGCGGGCGTTTGGATCGGCAGGGATGGGAGTCAAGCTGATCTCCATCACCCTGAAGCTGGAAACGGTCACGACGCGGTTGCCGTCAGCGTCCCGCGTTTCACTCGATCGGCTGACCGTGTAACCGACAGAGAATGTGGACAGGGTGCCGTCAGCTATGCGCTGCCGGATAGGCTCGGCATCGTCGGCGGTCGTCAGGCGGATGTCGGCAAGCAACTGGTCTTCCTCCACCCGGATATTGCTTGCCGTGCCGATCGTCTCGCGGGCGCTCGTGCGGTGATCCAACTGGACCGGCAACGGATCGGTTGCAGCTTGTGCGCCATGAGGGTTGAGAACTTCCAGCAGCGGCCCACGGCGGTCTCGGCGCTGAACCGGGAAGGGCGTTGCGATGACAGCCGTAAATGTCAGCGGATCGGCAGTTGCAGCCAGTGTTGCCGCGCGAAAGAATACTGTGGTCGTCATGCTTCGGATTCCTTTTTCGGTGCGCCGAAGGTCAGACCCAGGGCGGCTTCCCGTTCGCGATCGGCTTGGATCTCGGCGTCCAGTTCCTCGACGGAATAGCCCAGGGCGCTGACTATCTGCCTGCGGCTCGCCAAGCCGTGTTTAAGCATCTGGATCGAGGCGTTGGCGTCTTTCATCGGATCAACCCAAGGTTGTGCAGGCGGGATATGCTCGACGCTAAACAAGTCGTCATCGATCGGGATATTGTGTTCCAATGCCGCCATAGTCGCGACACGGCGCCAGACCGGATCGAGCATTTGCGGCGCGAGGATCTGAAATTGGAAACGCTCTATGCGCTGCCTGTACGCCACGAGCGCAGCGCGCAAGCTGGAATAGTTCGCCTGTCCGACATCCGCCGAAATGAGCCAATCGGGCACGCCCACCCCTGCCGCGACACGGCGCGTCATGTGCTTCAGGAACTCTCCTGATTGCTGACTCTGTTGTGGCGAGATGGTGGTGATTTTCAAGTTTCCGGGAAGTTTGATAATCTCACCGGGCGCGAGTCCTTCCCCATCGGCAAGGGGGTCTTTGCCGTCCTGTTGCAGTTCATCCGTCACGATGACGGACAGGAGCGCGGCCATGCGGTTCTGCATCAGGAGTGAATCTTCCAGCCCGTCGAGTGACGCCAGCGTCAACAGGACAGGAGCCAAGGATGACACGCCCCGGACCTGTCCCGGCCCGCGAGGTTCCATCACATGGATCACCTGATCGGCGGGAACGCGGATAGGGGGGTGATATGCCGCATTCATCGCATCCGGGCGCTGCGGGTGGATATGGTATGCTACCGCCTGCCCATCGTCACCGAGTTCCACCCCGGCGACGATCTGATCGGTCGCGATGTCGGCCAATTGCTCAGGAGGCAAGTGCAACAGCTTGTCACCGCGCCACAGCAGGAGGCTTTCACCGTCAATCCGCTCGGCTCGGGCAACCTGGCTTTGGATCGCGTAATAATCCCCTCGGGCCGATGCGTCGGCATGTCGCGCCCATCGCTGGAAATAGGCGTCGAGGGTGGCGCGGGTCTCGGGGTCGGGGTGCTGACTGGTCGGCCTGATACCTGGTCCGATCACGCTGTCGCACCATGCGCCGATCGCGGCGGCGGTCAAGCTGTTATTCTCGGCGGCATGCCGGGCGCGGCTGCGGATCGATGGGCCAGCCGCCACGGTCTCCGGGCCATAGCTGGAAAAGCGCTTCCGGCCAGCGTCAAACCGGCTCATGCTCGGGGTCGCCGCCTCATAGCTGCGCTTTGTCGTGCCTAATAGGTTTCGCAACCAGCCCATACCGATCAATCCTCGGCCAAGATGTCGAGGACCGGCTTGCAGTGGAGCGTGACGGGGATCAGGTCGCTTTTCTCGATACGGTATGTAGCGCCGTAAGCGTCCGTCCGTTCAAACTCCTCCTCCAGCCCAAGGCTTGCGAGTGAGCCCATCCGCGAATGAGTGCCCGGCCAGCGCCCGGAGTCGTCGCCCAGATGTACCACGTCGAAACGGACGAAAACCGGCGCGCCCGAACGGATTGCTGCAAGATGATCCTCGAAAGCCGGGGTGCCGCAGGCATGGATCTCGCCGCGCGGGCCGAAGGTGCGTAGTTGCCCGAGCATTGCCGCAATCACGTCCTGACTGGTTCCCGCGAGGCTCATGCTGATCGCGGTGACGGCGGCGCAAATATCGCCCTCGGCGTATTTGGTCTCTCGCCCCTGCGAACGCGGCAAGCGGGTAAAGATCAAGCCACGGTCGCGCATGGTCCTGGCGCGGCTATAAAGCCGTTCGTGCTCGTCGGTGCTCATGCCGCGCGCCGTGGCAAGGGCGTCGGTGATCTCGCGGAGGGTTGCGGTGCGCTCAGTCATCTGTGGATTCCTCGTCAGGGTGCATGTCAGTCACGGCGCTTATACAGCCTGCGTCAATCTGAAGCAAGTATCTTGCGTCAATCAGAAGCAAGTGCTACAAGGGCGGTGTCCAGATGTTGAGAACCATGGGCAGGGGCGGCTGCGGTCGGCCCTGCCACGAAATCCTGATGGACAGGTCAGGACGCCCCATCCCGGCAACCTCGCGGGATGGGGCAATTTACAAAAGGCACCCTGGCAAGGATTCCCCGATGCCCGCAAAAATCGACAGGAGATTCGCCCGCCGCTTCCCCAACAGGGGATTCTGGCTCAGGCCAGCGAGCGCGGAAGAGCGGAAGATCCAATTTCGGGGGCGGTCAGAACCGGGCTGGCACCCATGCATGGCGATCATGCGAGGGGTCGGAAAACACGCTGACAAATTCCATTCGCTGCCGTTCTATTCCAGCACCCCGGACCTGGCCGACATTGGCGAGGAGGAGTCGGGAATGACTGCAGCCCATGTGCGGGACAGCCTAAGTGACGGGGGATTGCCTTTCGTCACGATCAACAGAATGTAGCCTGTCCAGCGCCACGCCGCTATCGGCTATGATGCGCTGTTGCTCGCACGCTGGCGAGGATTGACAGATACTCACTTGACGGTCGGCAAGTTTTCGCTCACGCTGTCGTTATCTAACCGAAGGGGGACAATTTGTTTAGGTTCTTAATGCCAATTGCCCTTGCGGCATCTACCTTTATTATTGCTTCATGCAGTAATGAGGCAGGCACAATTTCAGACGTTCATACTGGAGTTACTGCAGGGCATTCAAAGTTTTATCCGGCTGCAGGTGGGTTACTTTATAATCTAAACGCCACAACAATCGTAGCAGAGAAGAATGGCGAAATCCGTTACGCCGTTGGGACAAGGTATCTATCAACTGGTTTAGGATGGGCATTTTTCAGAGAAGCTTGGTCATTCGGGAACAAATTGCCTTATCAAGTTACAGGTGAGCACGTTTCTGGTTGCGGCGGCGGTAGCTGTAGTATGACTGAAGAAGGCCTCATTCAGCTTACAAAGCAACAATTCGAGTCCGCCGCAAAAACTGGTTTTGAGTTTAAATTACAGGGAAGAAACCGTTCTGTAGTTGGAAAGTTACCGGCGAGTGCATTTCAAGAAGCGCTTGCACAAAACCGCTAATTATTAAATTCGCCCTCGTATCAGTAAACTTGGCTTAATTTCGCTCGGCATTTGTTTTGGCGCGTTATCCCCCCTGCATCCAGCGGGATTTGATCCTCCGGGGGGCGGGTGCTGGCGCGGCCTGTGATGCCAGTTCTTCCGCCCTCCGATCAAGATCGATATTCAACAGCGATCGGGCTGCGACCGCATATGTGCAAGTATCGATCGGCTCATTTCTCTGGCGCACCTTGTGCCACTCCAACACTTTGAATCCCTTGTTAAATCGGGTGCGCAGCCGTTCCGCCGTGAAACCGTCGAACCACTCCTCCGACAACGAGTCACTGAACCGGAAACTGCCACCCTGGACCATGCCCATAATGCGCTGTTTGATCGGGTCGGTGCCGACAAGCTGCAGCCTGATCGTTTTATCTCCGGCAGCCTTACCCAAGCTGACAGGCGGGCGTTTCCATCCGCTGACGCCCATGCAGGGGAATATCCGCTTGGCGGCATATCCCCGCGTTGCGTTGTAGACCTCCTGTGTCGCAAATCCGGCATCGGTCAGGGCAGCGTCATAGCGTAGCGTTCCCCCATTCGGGTGCGGGAAGGACCGAGCCAGCAGGTCGTGTACATCGCGCCAGAGGTCATCGCCATACGGATCGCCCCAGATCACAGAATGCTCAAGGACAAGCGCCCGCCCGTCAGCGGTCCAGCCAAGGGTGGATATCTCGGCGCGATCGGCCTGCAGGTCGGTGCCTGCGGTTAAAATGATAACTTCCGGGGGGATGCGACCGTCCAGCCCGATCGGCTCCACTGTGTCGATGAGGTCGCCGGGTTCGAGGCCGTCTGACCCGTCGCGCCACACGCGCCCCTCTAGCTGGTTCGTCCAGACCTTCAGCAGATTCGGGTTGGTTTTGGCGGCGACGAATTGCGCGGCGATAGACCCCCATGACTCAAGGGCTGAACCACCGATCGCGTTAATGCGGTAAGAGTGATGCCCAATCACCTCGGGGCGGGTCACAACCCACTTGCCACGGTCCAGCATCTTCGGCCTGTCTGCTTCTTGCGTAATTGCGCCACAAGCCGGGCAACAGAAATACGCCTCCTCGGGCTTGCCAGTCGGCCACTGGATCATTGACCATTCCAATTCCTGATAGGTGCCGCAATGGAGGCATGGCAGGTGCCACTGGCGGCAATCCCCCTCCTCATAGGCTCGGGCAATCCGGCTGGTCGCCTCGTCTATAGGGGTGGATGCCATCACCACCTTGGACCGCGAGCCGAAGGAAGCCACCCTGCGCAATGCAATCGCCACGGGATCGCCTTCCCCGTCATCACCGCCTGCGGACACTTCCAGCCCGTCAACCTCGTCCATCCAGAGCACGCGAGCCGCACGAGCCCTCAAATTTTTCCCGCTGGCGCCTGACACGATCGACAACCGGCCTCCGGCGTAATGTCGCGTCAGCATCGTATCCCGACCGCTGACATTCTCAGTCAAGGCGCCGCGCAAGGCCGGGGATGCGTTAAAGGTCGGCTCGATCATATCCGTCAGCAGCATCCTGCACAGAGACTCGGAGGGAAGCACCACAAGCTGCAGGGCGGGATCGTTCAGGGCGTAATGGGCGAGCCCCGCGACCATCAGTTGCGTTGCGCCGATTCTCGAACTCTTCAGGATGCTGACCCTGCCCACGCGATTGTTGCCGATCGAACGGGCCACTTCCCGTTGCCACGGCATCAGGACCATGCGCCCAGGCTCGGCGCTGACCGTCTGCGGAATCCGAACGTGCTTCTCGGTCCAGTCGGCAAGGTCCAGTTGCGGCGGGGGGCGCAAGGCGGCGTAAACATCGGCGCGTAGGGTGCGGAAGGTCTCAGCGTGCATTGTCCAACTCCGTCAAGGCAAGGCGCAATTCCTCTTCAAGCAAGGCGGCGGTGTCACGGTCCAGCCCGGTGCGGGCGGATACGCGAGGACCGATATTGAGAATCTGACTGCGCAAGTTGACCGCAAGGTCGGTCCATTCCCGGCGCACATCATCAATCGGAATCAATTCGCCGCGCTCGCGAGCAACCCGTGCCTCCTCCCTGTCGGCCTTGGCGCGTGTCAGGCGCAGCACCTCGGCTTTCTGATCGCTGGATTCTGACGGTTGTTTCCCGGCCCGTGATGCGCCTTCCCGCAACCTGGCGCAGTAGTTCTTGATCGATGCGCGAGTGTCGTAAAAGCCGCGACGGGATCGGACCACGACTCCATCCTGCGCAAGCACTCTGACGCGATTTCCCGTGATGCCCAGAATTTGCGCCAGCGTGCCCTCTTTCACTTCATGCGGGAACGCTTCGGACGAGTCGCTAGAGCCAGCCAGCGGGGCAGGATTCGGGATCTCCGGCGAAGAATCTCGACTATTCCCACCCAACAGGTCGTCGTGATCGTCGTTCTCGGGCTGGGATCGATTTAAATCCATGTTGTTACACCATAAAATTTTTCATTTTGGAAAGTGGACCCACACGGTTCAGCGCCCCCAAGTCGGGCGTGTCGGCCTCGGAAGGACCCGAAAGATCGCGAGAAATCGATGCGTGACCCATGTGACCCGTGACCCATGTGGTTTTGATGTAGCCCTGCGCGCGAGTGTGCGTGTGCGTGCGCGCGCGCATGTGCGTGTATGAGTCTCTTTTTAAACGGGTCACATGGGTCACATGGGTCACGGCCTTGAAACCAAAAGAAAATCGGTGACCCATGTTGATATCCGTGACCCGAGTCACATGGGTCACGCCTGATAGAACGCCCATCATGCCTGGTTGCCTTTCGATATGATGCTATCCAAGACCTTGCGGCAGTCCTCGGGGGATTTAAGCAGGTAATACCATTCGCGATCATCGCGCGGGCCTTCCTTGAAGCGTCGCTTGGCGAGGAATGGCGCTATTTGCTTGCCGAACGCCTTTTCGCTTGTTTGCTGCGTACGATAGCGATTGCCGGGCTTGCTGGCCCATCCCTCGAATGCATCACGCAATCGGTCAGTCTCGATGGGTTCACCTCGCCACAACAAGGCTCTGTCGGCTGCAACGATTCCCTCAGCCTCAATGCAATCAGCCATCCACGCTTGGACGCCCCTGAGCCCCTCGGCGATGGTGTCCAGCAAGGCTTCGGTAGCTGGTGGCTGATGATGCCACCCCGTCAAGTCGTAGTGCATGAGGAGGTGCATTAGGGCGCTCGGACCATCGCCGTTCATCTCGCGCACAAGCGCATCGAAATATGCTGAATTGCCCTTTTGCTCATCCGACACTTCAGAGATGAAATAACGCCTTTCGCCCGAGGTGGCGTTTACCGGGCGGAACTCGTTCGATGTGATCCAGAGCCGATGGAACGACTCCACGGAATAGACTGGCGCATGCTTTTCATTGATCGTCTGCTTATTGGCGGTGATCAGGTTCTTGACCCGCGAGTCTGCCCCGTGGTCTCCATGAAAGAATGCCTCTTCCAGATGGATGAAAAGCTTGTTTGCAATCGCGCCATTGAAATGCCCCCATACGGATTCCTGATCGGCAGTATTCAGATAGGCGGACTCATGCATGAGCCGGGATAGATAGGATGCCACAATATCTTTCCCCGCCCCTTTCTCGCCTCGCAGGACAATGGCAGATCGCGGCTTTTCGGCGGGGCGCTGGACCATGTGCGCCATCCAGCAGAGTATCCATTCATAATGCCCCCGATGACCGTTGCAGATGACGTTGCGCAAATGGTCCAGGAATAGATGGCACGATGCCGACTCTTTCGGCTCAATGGCCCATCCGCGCCACAGGTTATAAGCAGCAACCGGGGCTCGGCCATCGGGGCGGAAAACAACGCCGCCGGGATATTCCTGCCTGCCGCTCCATTCCAGCCACGCCTCGGCCAAGGTGCGCTTCCCGTGGCGGCGGTTCTGATAGCGCAACTTCAGGTCGGCAGGATTACCGAATGCAACCCGGTCGCCTTCAATCGTCATGATCGCAGTCTTGCCGCCAAGACTCACGACAGCATGGTGATCATTCAATACGACGCGGGGATCTTGCTTGCCCTTGGGCTCTACATCCGGCCCGCCTAGCAATTCCCATGTGTCGCAATCTAGATCCGGCTTTTCCTCGCGCTGTTCCGGCTCGCCTTGATCCTCGAAAACGTCCGTATGGTCATGCATCCCCGGCAACATGACAGGTTTCTTCAACCCATCTCGCCATGCGCGTTCGATCTTGCCGCGCTCCTTACGCTCGTCAAAAGGCTCGGGCCATTTCCGGCAGGCTGCAAGCAGGGCATCCATCGCCTGCTCTTGTGTCAGCGCCTTGTGGGCTCCTGCGCCCCCTGCCCATAGTGCAGCAGCGTTCAGGGTGCCGTGGCGCTCGCCTAATGGCGTTGCCGCCAGGTTCGACGCCAGCTTGCGCAAATGATCAGCAGCCCATTCGCGCTGTTCCTCGTCGGCCTCCTGCGCCTCGACTGAGGGGTAGTCCTGCTTGTCCTCGGGCACCAGTTCATCGGGGAAGCGGGGCAGTGCGACCGATCCAAGCGGCGCCCCCTCGGGCACATATTGCTTGCCTTCAATCGTCGCATAGGGGGCAATGACAAGCCCGCCGCTGTTGCAACGGGTATCCAGCCCCGGCCCGACTTCGCCAACCCAGTTTTTCACCCGGTCATCGGGGCCCTCAAAGAAGAGATGATAACCGCCGCTCTTGGTCCGCGTCCGGCTTGGCGACAAGGCGGCGAGGTCACCGAAACCTTTCCCCCGGAGAGTCGCTATCCCGTCATTACCGTGTTTCACGTCAACATCCAGCACAACCTTGTTGTCGCAGAGCAATGCCGGGATCGCGTCGGGATACTTATCCCACCATCCGTTGATCACCTCGGCGCTGGTCGTCGCGCCTCTCTGCCATCCCTCGAAAGGCTTTCTACCGTCACCATCCCCCCAATCGCGCAGGAACAGCACGCGGTGCCCGCGCTCGGCCCAATGAAGCGCCGCATCTCGGTTATTGGTGGGAATCCGCAGCGGGACAACATTGGTGCCCCCTAGCAGATCGAGGGATTCAGCGTCGAGACGGTATTGCGAGTCACTCGCAGGTATGTTAGTCATGGTTCACACTTTCTATGAAGAGCGTCTCACATGGGCCGGAAACCCGAGACGCTCTTTTTCTTTGCGTTACGGCGCCCCAATCAATCAACATCTAGTTGACTAACTAGGGACACCACCACATATAGTTGAATGTGCCATAGAAATGGGCGCCGAGTCCACGGCGCCCATTCGATCGAATATCAGATATACTTATAGGATATCGTCAAACTCGCCAGGCGGGCTGATGAAGTCCGCCCACGCCTGCAACAGTTTCCGGCGCTGGCCCAAGTAGAGAGCATGATTATATGCGCTCCTCACCGATCCATCGACATGCGCCAGGCACATCTCGATCCAGTCGCGGTTCCAGCCGGACTCGTTACTCCATGTCGAGAACGACGACCTGAATCCATGCGTGGTTGCGCGCGAGTGATGCCCGGAGCGGTAGAGAGTATACAACATCGTATTTTCACTGATCGGTTTTTTCATCCCGGCTTGCTGGCTCAGGAAAACGAATCGCTGATGACCTGTCAGGGGCTTCAACTCTTTCAGCACCTGCACCGCCTGCCGGGATAGCGGCACCAAGTGATCGCGCCGCATCTTCATTTTCGGGCCCGCAATGCGCCACAACGGTTCCTTGCCGTCCAGATCCTCGAACTCGGACCATTCGGCAAATCTCAGTTCTGACGTTCTCACAACCGTGAAGATCACCAAGCGCATTGCCGCGACCGTCACAGGGTCAACGCGGTATCCGTCAAGGCTCTTCAGAAAGTCGCCAATCTGATCGGCAGGCATGGCGGCGCGGTGCTGGACCTTGGGCTTGGGCGCCAAGGCGCTACCAATATCTCGGGATGGATCGAACGGGATTAGGTTCTCGGCCACTGCGAATCGGAAGGCAGCCCCCATAATCTGATGAATGCGCCTGCCGGTCTCGATAGCGCCACGCTCCTCTATCTTGCGGATGCAGGCCAGCACGTCAGCAGGCGTGATGCTCGCAACAGGCTTGCCCCCTATCTCCGGGAAGCAATCCCGCACCATGCGGTTGCGCATCCGGTTGTAGTAGCTGGATGCCCACTGATCCTTGTTCAGCTTGAACCATCGGGTTGCGACAGATTGGAAGGTCTCGCCCTCGGGGTCAGATGGACCTCCATCAGCCTTTTTTGCCGCGTTCGGATCGATGCCATCCCGCAACAGGTCTTTCGCCTTCGCCAGTTCCTGGCGGGCATTATAGAGATTGACCTCGGGATAGCTGCCAAAGCTGGCAGTCTTCTGCTTGCCTTGGAAACTGTAATTCAGGCGCCAGTGTTTCCCGCCTGAAGGGGTCACTTGCAGGTAGAGCCCATCCCTATCCCCTTTGCGGTAAGCTTTCGCTTGGGGTTTCAGGGCGCGTATTTGTTGTTCAGTCAAAGCCAC